GGCTGTCTTGTTAAGTATATTATAACAAAATATACCGAAATGTCAAATAGTAAAACCGCCCCAGTGTTACCAGCACCAGGACGGCCATATCTCCGGAGAGATACTACATATAGACTCACAACTATATTGTATCATCTTCGGTGACAGGTGGCAAGAGACCATCTGTCTTTTTTGCACCCATTTTTAAGGAGGATGATATCATGGCAAAAGCAAAATATACCAAGCAGAAAAACGGATACTTTCAAACACGCGTCTGGGACGGTGGTTACAATGATGACTGCACAAAGCACTACGTGACCTTGCGCAGTAAAAAGAGCAGCAAGGATCTGGAGAACAAAGTAAACCAGTTCAACCAGGACGTGGAGATGCGTAAACACCTGCGTATATCAGACGTAACATTTTTAGATTACGCCAAGGCGTGGTTGCAGGTGTACAAGGCCAGCAAAGAGACCAACACCCAAGCAATGTACAAAAATATCATAGACAAGCATTTTGTGATTTTAAAAGGCGTCAAGCTGCAAGACATAGGCCGAGTGCATTATCAGATGCTAATGACCAGCACCAGCGATAAAAAGCGTACTCAGCAGCAGATCCAGATCACATTTAAGCAGGTCCTGCGGTCCGCTGTCTCTGATCGGCTCTTTGCCGCCAACGTATTTGAGGATATCTGTAATAATATGGACGTGATAAAGTATCGCCCAACCGAAAAGCGACCGCTGATGGATTATGAACAAAAAGCTCTGTTTAAAGCAGAGTTATCCACACAGGATAAAGTATTTGTGTATATCTTATTTGGATGCGGACTACGACGTGGAGAAGCTCTGGCTTTGACCAAGTTTGACGTAGATCTGAAAAGACATCTCCTGACAGTAAATAAGGCTCATAAGTTCGTGGATGACAAACCCCAACCAAAAGGGCCGAAGACGGACAATGGTAATCGTACTGTCCCTATACCGTCTATGATCTTTCCGGTGATTGAGAACTATGTCAAATCCCTTAGGCGCACTCAGCTTTTCGTAATGAGAAACGGAGAGCCGATGACGAAAAGTAGCTATGACAAGATGTGGGCCAGGATCATTAAGAACATGCAAGCGGCATCAGATGAGCAGATAACCGGTCTGACGGCCCATGTGTTTAGGCATAACTATTGTACCAACCTATGTTACCAAATACCAAAGGTCAGCATTAAAAAAATTGCGGAATTACTGGGTGATACAGAGCGAATGGTAATAGAAGTGTACAATCATATTGTCTTGGATAAAGAGGACGCTGCAGGAGCCGTAGAAGACGCATTTATGTGATACGAAAATGATACATTACCTCTTCCATGACACCAAAATGATACATTTAAATGCCATTTATGGACAGTCATAGAAAGGCAACTAAAGACAACAAAAAATGGCTCAAACCCTTATAAATACTGGGTTTAAGCCACCTTTAAAATAGTGAAGCATCGGGGATTCGAACCCCGGACAACTTGATTAAAAGTCATGTTACCTAACTGCCACGGAACCGCATAAATGCTGGGTTTGTAAGAATCTCGTGATACGAAATTGATACATTAGGTATTTTATAGTATTTTGCGATATCTGTCAATGGTGATTTTATACAGTTGACAAACAGAATATATGTTCGTATAATTAAGCATATGGCAAACAAATGTTCTGTTTTTGAAAGAAGGTGGCACGAATGAAGAATAATCTTGTATATGAAAATCACGATGCCTACTTATTATATAATGCGGCATTGGAGAAGAACCCTGAGTTACCCGCACACGGCAGCATATCCGTACAGTATGCCCTGTACCTATATTACAAGGCATATCCCGAGGAACGTCCCATAGGATATAGATACAAACGACATATGTTGGCGTAATGTCGAAAACTGTCCACGATTATCTATTGCTCTAATCCCAATTATGTTGTATCATTATATTTGCAACCAGAGGTATGAATATTCTTTTTCGTCGCAGAACGGCCGGCGCTGTAATGGTGTCGGCTGTTTTGTACTTGACATCAGAGATTCCAAGCGTTATCATAAAAGTAAACAAAAACCCTTCGTTTCCTTCTTTTATGAAAAGAGGCTGTGATTTACGCATAGTCTCTTTTCTTTTTTATGGCCACTAAAAAGGCCCCGGCGGGAGACTCGGGGCCTTACAGCGTTTTACAGTTGCCCTCTGTGCGTTGATAGTTACAGTAGTGCTCCTGTTTTATCAGTATAACACATCTTACCAGACTTGTCCACGTATCAGGCCGCCAGCATTTTTAGATTCTGGTTCAGCACGAACTCCTTGATCTGGTCATATCCCCACCCGCAGTTCACCAAACCACTCACGATCATTTCAACTGATTGTACAGCCTTCAGTTCTTCCTCACTAAAATAATTCCGAAGATTCTCCTTTTTGGATAGGCCATATTCTTCGCGGAGATGTTTTGCATCTTTTCCGAATACCGCCTTATATATGATATTCGTATATGTGGAATAAGCATGCCCGTGCATCCGTTCATTTTCCTGTGACTGCTGTAAAGCATTCGTCAGAGCCTGCCTGACAGCAATGCCTTTCTCGCGCTCTTTCTGTTTGCCGATCAATACTTTTTCCATTTCATTAAACTGTTTGATATACGCAAGTTTAAATTTCATGGCCTTATCGCCATTGTATCCCATAGCCAACAAGGTGAATCCATCTCTTGTCATAAGATACATGGGATTTGTTTTTCCATTAGAGGCTTTATAAGAATCTAAATAGAATAGAGCGGAAAATTCCGCTGTACTTATAGCTTCTCCTATATTCCTTATAGACTCCATTACATCACGATGATTTTTTTCAAATGTCTCCGCTACATCGAGGCTCGTGACAACTGTTACTTCTTCCTTGTTCATTTTCTTGATCTCTACTAACATAAAATCATCCTTTCGTTTTATTTTGTAGTAATAAAATAGGACGCAGCTTTATGCCGCATCCTGTCATGTTATCTGAGTGCTCCAGAGCTGTCCGTAAAGCACATTTTGCCGTTCTTATCCACGTAGTATACCTTTCCGCCTGTCCTTACCAGCTCATCCGCCGCCATTGCTCCAGACGCTTTCAGGTAATACCACTTTTTATTATCCTGCACCCATCCGGTCATCATCCATCCATTTGCGTCAAAATAATACCATGTACCGCCGATCTGCTTCCAGGCACTCTTCGGGTACTTATAGCCGGCGATAATGTACCACCACTTTCCCGCTTCGCAGATCCAGCCGTCCAGGTAATCCCCGGACACCCAGCCGTCAGCGTAGTGGAACCAGCACGTACTGCCTACCCAGCGGCGCTTATCGCATCCGATGCGGTCACCTTTATTCAGCTGTCCAACAATTTGACCATTTGGCTCTCTCCTGACATTGAGGTTATTACCTGTGATCGTAAGGCCATTAGCACCCATGCTGATCGGTATATCTGCCACAGTGGATGTGCCAGAAGAGGCCTGTCCAGCTACAATACTCCAATCAAGCCTTGCAAACTTTGTCCCAGGCAGATTGCTGTTGTAATACCCCTTGCTGCATACCCCACCGCCGTTGGCAATGATCGTACTGCCCCCGCTGGTATTACCCTCTACAGTGGTAAAATAATCACCATTAACACCCGTTACAATGCCTGTATGAGTAAATACGCCGCCATGCTTAAACATCACGATATCACCAACCTGCGGATTGGCGTAGTTGGTAAAATTCGCGGCAAGTGTAGGTACATATACATAGGGCCAATGCTTCAGCATCTTTTCCGCGGCGGCCTGCCCGAATGCCCGCATCAGTACCCAGCTCACAAATGCTGCACACCAAGGCTGGCCCTGGTAAGAGGGTTTGATGTCACGCCAATATTTTGTGTAGTTATTATCCCCGGCGTTTGCGGTCTTATTGTCCAGACTGCTATTGCTATGCTTTTCCAGATAACCAACCTCCGCCTTGGCGGTCTGAATCATCTTATTTATTGCCTCTGTCTTTGTCATGTGTTACTCCTTTCTTCGGCGTTTTGCCGCGTAAATCTTATTTATTGTAAGTTCCCAGCACCTGCCGTTCAATCCTGTCCTCTACTCTACGGTTCATCCACATAAGAGCCTCCTCTATATGGGTAAGGGCGCAGGCATTCTCCCGAGATGCATACGGCCCTGCCTGGAAGGATTTCAGGCGGTCTCTGACGATTTCCAACAGATCGCTGTCAATTACACCGTGGGTAGATTTATCCTCTTTGCGCGGCCCACACTGCAGCTGTATAGTGCACATCACGGCATTAGGGTCGACACTGATCGAACTTGCGTCATCATCCAACCTCGCCTCTTCCGCTTTGCAAACCATATACAGATGATTTGCGCCTCCTGGTCCCTGCTCATCTACCGCGAATACTTCATTTAATTTCTCTTTTTTCTGAATTGTTGATAATTTTCTCATAGTCAAATCCTTTCTGCCGGTTGCGCCGGCGCAAATTAAAAGAGAGCGATTACTCGCCCTCTACTCCTCTTTGTTATGCTGCTTAATTACCTGGTTGACGTAGGTCGATAATCCAGCCACCAGTATGCCCTGGACAATCGCCGTAAACACTGCCATTGCGATTTCCTGCATCCCGCTCAATGGGCAGGTGGCAACCACCCAAATACCGCACAGCAGGATTCCCAGTCCTCCAAGAGATATCGGGATATACTTATCTGCAATTGCCTCTGTCTTCTTCATGCCCACACCTACAAAATAAAGCACCACGGCCAACACCAGCAGTTCTGGTTTTACATAATTCATAATCTGATCCATAATCATCCTCCTTTCTTCTCCAGGTCTTCAATCCTATGATTTGCGATCTTCATCTGTTCTTCTTGCACACACAGCTTCTGTTCCAGCTCATATGTACGCTCTATTACATTATTATGCTTATCTACCCGTTTTGTGAGTTCCTCCAGCTTATACTCCAGCAGAGCTCTGGTCTTTTCCTGTTGGCCGCGATTGCTGATCAGGCAGACAAGCAGAGTTACACCTGCAGAGATGCAAGCCGAAATGATTGTTTCCATGCAGGTCCCTCCTTACTCAAAGATTGCATACAGATGTCCGCTCCGGATCTCAAAGGTCGGTGTCTTGCCATCCGCTCCGGCTGGTCCCTGTGGGCCCTGGGCTCCTGTTGCTCCCTGCGGCCCTGTTGCCCCTGCATCACCTTTATCCCCCTTTGGTCCCTGCGGGCCAGTTGCACCAGTATCACCTTTAGCACCTTTTAATGCTGCTAACTGGGCTGATGTAAAGTCATCATAGGTGAAAGCGTCTCCTTTGTCTCCTTTCGGACCAGTCGGGCCCTGCGGACCCGTGGCGCCGGTTGCACCTTTTGCTCCCTGGGGGCCTGTCATACCTGTTGCACCGGACAAATCTGTGATATAGGTATATGCTGACGCTCCTTTTACATACAGTTTTGCATTGTCGGCATCGTTTACGTTACCAGTGTCAATCATGACAAACTGACCGACCTTGATACCATCCGACGCATATCCGCTGTTCATGGCGCTGATACTTGCATAGGTCTTTGCGATCGTGAAAGCCTCACCGGCAGGTCCCTGGGGGCCTGTAGAGCCTGTAGCTCCTTTTGGACCTGTGGCACCGGTATCGCCCTTTGGTCCCTGAGGACCTGTGGCGCCGGTCGCTCCGATATCTCCTTTCGGTCCCTGGGCACCCGTGGCTCCTTTGATGTTACCTGTCTTTGCCCAGGCTCCTGATGCTCTCTTATAAACATCAAAATTAGCAGTATTGAGATAAAAGTCACCATCTTTTCCCTGGGTTGTCGGGGTTGCCGTGCCGAACAGCCATGTTGCACCATCCGCACCTTTTGC